AAGCTGGACACAGGCAAACAATACACAGGACAAAACAGGAACCTATATTTTTGGGATGGAAAAGACGAGCTTAATTAACAGGATCTTATTTCAACCCCGTAAATATTCGGAAATGCTTTCTGATCTTGAGGAGTTCACGGGTAAGGGATCTACAACTTGCAAAAAACTTTTAAAGGATTGGTTGCTGGATGGATCAATAATTAAGTCAGGGGATATGTATAAACAAAAATAGGATCAGTTTCCTGATCCTACCTTGACAAATGATCTTTCAACGAAAAACCACTTTCCCTTCACAACAAAAATAGATAATTTCTAACAAAATGAAACTTTACACTGCCATTATTTTTTTTAAACCTGACACTGGCATCCAGCCACGAAAATATCGCAACATTAACAACATTGAAAATCTGCTCAAATTTGCCCTCAAAAGTGGTGGTTGGTATGTGAACCTATATGACAAGAGAACTAAGGAATTTGAGGCACGAAAATACCTCACAGGGGCATCTTGACAAAGATCAACACTGAATACAAACACAAAAGGGGCAAATTGCCCCTTTTTTAGTTGCTAAAGGTGAAGGAAAAGTGAATTAGATGGATCTTGGTCAGTTTAGGTCAGTTTTCTTCATGGTCAAAATGGTTCAGGAAACATGGGTAGGACACCCGCACCCCTTACAGGGGTGCGGGTGTACCTATAAACTGACCTTGTTTCTGACCTAAATTGTCCTAAATTTATTTTTTTGAATAATTTTTAGTAATTTTGGGATATTATTTGAAAATTTTGAAAATGAAAAATTGGATTTTAATCGGTTTGGCTGGTCTTACTGGGTATTATTTGCTGGGCAAAAGTCAGTTGGCAAATAGAACAAAATTGATCTTCAAAAAACTTGGGTTTGCCAATAAAAAATTTCAACTTGTTTTTGGAGTTCAGAACCCAACAGGACAAACTGCAAAAGTTTCTGCTATCACTGGTGAAGTATATTTAGGGGATAAATTGATAGCTGATTTTTCCAGCTTTGGTGAACAAAAAATTGCTGCTCGTTCTGAATCTGAATTGAAAATACAGGCATCGCCAACAATAGGAATACTCCAGCTGATCACTACAAAAGGATGGCTAAAAAAAGGTTTGCAATACACAATAAAAGGAACTGGCAATTTTGATGGAATTGTAGTGCCATTTGATTATAAATCAAGTTTAATTTGATGCAGAAAAATTTACTTTTGGGTAGATTAAAAAGTTTTGGGGGAAACTCCAAAATGCTTGTCAGGGATCAACAAGTTCCTGATATTATTTCTGCTATGATTTCAGCACATAAAATATATACCAGTGAATACGATAAAATTAGTCAAGATTTTTATTCAGGTGATGGTATTCAAACTGCAAAGAAACTTTTTGACTTTCTCAAAAAAAATGTCCAGTATAAAATTGAATCTGACAAGTCGCAAAGGATAATGAGTCCAGCAGCAATTTTGTCGCTGGGTAAAAATGACTGCAAAAATTATGCTTTGTTTATTATGGGGGTGCTGGATAGTCTAAAAAGAAAAGGATTAATAAACAACAAAATTTATTATCGTTTTGCTTCATATCGTTTACTGGATGAAATTCCGCACCACGTTTTTGCAGTTATTCAGGATCAGGATGGAAACGAATATTTTATTGATCCTGTACTATCAAAATTTAATGAAAGGAAAACATATTATCACAAAATAGATAAACAACCTTCTATGCCACTATATTCCGTCTCAGGTATTGGTCAAGCAAAAAAGAAAACTGCATCAAAGGCAGTTACTCCAGCTGCACCAAAAGAAAAAAAGAAAATTGTACTTAAAATTGCACTGGCACCAGCAAGGGGATCTTTTCTTCTGCTGGTAGGTCTAAACTTTATGGGATTAGCCACAAAATTGAAATCTGCTTTTAATAATAAAGCTGATGAAACCCAAAACTGGTGGAAAAATTTGGGTGGAAATCCAAACGAACTTTTGAGAAAAACTGAACAGGGAGCCAAAAAGAAACGTATTGCAGCTGCTGATGTTGAATTTAGTTCTGAAGGTCAAATAGGGGTAGTTGCCACTGGTACTGCTGCTGCTGCTGCTACTGCTGCACCTATACTGATTAAATTGGCTGAATTTTTGTCAAAGTTAGGAATTGATGTTAAGGAAGTTTCTGAAGTGGGTAAAAGGGTATTGGCAAAACAGGTTAAAAATGTTGTAGAAAAGAAATTGGAAACTGATGCAAAAATTGAACAGGCAAGTCAGGATGAAATTGATCGTATTGTAAACCAAACTGACAATTTCAATGCTGATGGATCTAAAAAAATGAATTATTTGCCCATTGTTATTGGTGGGGCAGTAATCATTTATTTAATCAGTCGCAAAAAATAATCACTTTCCTTTCACCTTCAATATGTATTTAAATTATCCAGCAAAGGCATCAAAAAACGCAAGTGAAGGATATATTTTAAATATGATGAAAGGAAGTTGCAAAAATGCAACTGGAGTGAAAACAGGGATTAAGTTGATAAATAGAGAGGTTTTGAATGAAAAATTTGTAAAAAAAATTTATTCATACCTAAAAAGGGCAAAAGTTTATGTGGGGGAACAGGACAAGTGTGGATATATTAGTTTTCAATTATGGGGTGGCAATGAAATGCTAACCTGGTGTGAAAAAACATTAAAAAAATAGATTATGACTGCAAAACAAAAGGCAGCAAGGGCAAATTTTAAAAAGGCGGTTACTGAAGCACAAAAGTTAAGGAAAAGTAATCCAAAACTGACACAGGCACAGGCACTAAAACAGGCATTTGCTGCAAACAAAAAAGTTGGTGCCGTTAAAAAGAAATCTGCACCAAAAAAGAAAGCAGCACCCAAAAAGAAAGCAGCATCAAAAAAAGTAGGTGATTATTCAAATAGTGGTGCTATTTATAAAGATGAAAGAGGTTCTAGAAAACTTGCAAAAGGCAATTATCGTGTAACAAGATCAAAAGATGGAACATTTGCCAATTTTAGTAAAATTGCTGGTAAAATTCCTTCTGAATTTGTAAGTTTATCAGGTTATAAATTTGGAAAAGAAATTATTGTTGCTGGTATTGGAAAATTAAGCACTTTAAAAAACTTAGTACCAGAAGTAAAATTAAGAGTTACAAGGGGTAAAAAATCAGCAAGTGATACTGTAACAAGTTCAACTGTTGCATCTGAAATTTTTAAAAGATTTATAGGGAAAAATAAAATTGAAACACAGGAACTTGTTGCAGTTGCTTATTTAAATACTGCTAATAAAGTTTTAGGTGTTTATGTACATAGTATTGGATCAATAAGTTCCGCAAGTGTTGACGTTAGATTAGTTTTGGCTGGTGCTTTACAAATGGGTGCAGTTGGCTTAATTTTGTGCCATAACCATCCATCAGGAAATTTGAAACCATCTGAAGCTGATAAAACAATGACAAAACAATTAATAAAAGCTACAAGCTATCATAATATTAATGTTTTAGATCATATTATTATAACAAAAGAATCTCATTTTAGCTTTGCTGAAAATGGGTTATTATAAAAATCTTGGGATTGCTTCCCACTAAACAAAAAAAAACAAAAAAAATGGCACGTAGAAAAAAAAGGTCTGCACCCAGCCGTAGGAGAAAATCTCGCAAAATGGGAGCAATCGGAAAATCTTTCTTGATGGATGCAGCTGGTCTTGTGGCTGGTGCTGGTATCGCAAGAATTTTGACAAGTTCAGCTAAAATTTTGCCAAACATTGATGCTAAAATTAAAAGTGCTGGTGTAATTGCTATTGGAGCATATTTCCCGAAACTTTTGAAAGGATCATTTGGTAAGTCTATTGGTGATGGTATGGTAGCTGCTGGTGGTCTTGGACTGCTTCAGTCAACTGGTGTACTGGGTGCCATTGACAACGCAATGGAAATTCCTGTTTCCGTAATGGCTGGTGATGATCTTTCAGTAATTGCTGGATATTCAGAAGATAACCTTTCAGTAATTGCTGGAATGGATGAAGAATATTCTTATTAATCTAAACAATGTAAAAATAAAATAAAATGGCAACACAACATGGGCAAAGGTTAATATTTGACAATGCCAAAAATCTCGTAAACAATGCTGGTTTTTCTGCTGGTCAGGCAGTATTGAGCCAGTCTTATATTCGTTCTGAAGTAGCAATGTCAACTTCAACTACTTCGTATCAAGTTCCTATTCTCGTTAACTCAACTGGTGCAAATACTAACTTTGCTACAAATAATCTTTTGAACCTTCAAGATGCTTTTGTAGTAAGTTCAATAGGTATATTTGTATCTATTCCTGCAACTTCAACTACTACTGCATTTAGGCTTTATACATATCCTAACACAACTGCATTTAGTACTGCTGGTGCTGCTACTGCTTTGTATAATTTGTATAATGGTAAAATGTCAGTCGTTGTAAATAACAGGCAAATTGTTCCAGCTTGGGATATTTACAGGCACCTGTACGTTCCACAAACTCAACAGGATTTTATCGCTCCTACAACAAAACAGGACCAAAATGATGCAACTGAATTTGGTTACTATCCAGTGGAACCAAACATTGTATTGGTTGGATCTAAAAACAACGTAATCAGTCTTGAACTTCCCGGTGCAATCTCTGTACTGGAAGCTGGTACTGCTCCACGTATTGTTGTGATTATGCGTGGTATCTTGGCACAAAATGTTACACCAGTTAGATAATTGGGGTAAATAGCTGAAATGGAAAGGGGGATGCCACGTTAAATCCAGAACCCCTATTTTTTTTCGTTCTAAAAAAAACAAAAATGAACAAAGTTCAGAACTACGAATTTATTGAAGTTGTTGTTCCTCAATCATCCACTGGAACTCGTTTCTATTTTCCTGATCAGCCACAACTTCGCTTTGTATCTTTGCTAAATTTAGTTTGCTACACTGCTGACACAATTACAAATAGTGTTTTATCAGGTAATGCTTTGTTGACATTGGCAAACTTGAAAACAACTTATTTGGTACTTTACTACAATGACAAAGAATCAGTTAATCGTATTCCTGTACTGGAATTAAACAGGGTTGTTTCCAATGCTGCAACTGCTGCATTTAGCTTTGATATTACTCCTTTTGCTGGTCAACAAATTATTTGGGCAAAGTCTTATATACAAACTCCAACTGCTTATGCTTCAATTAGTGCATCTAATTTTAGTGTATGTTTTGGTGTTTATTATGCCTAATCAATTCACTTTTCCTTCACCTTTAAATATTTGTATATGGCTACTTGGAAACCTGAACTGCACAATGCTGAAGATATATTGAATTATTACGATCAATATGAT